CAACTCGAAATGGAGCAACCTCCTGTTGGCTGGCCCTGCATCCTGATCGACTTCGAGGAAGTCGATCCAAAGCAACTGAAAGGAGGCAACGAAAAGGACGCGGCTATCATCGTCCTGACCGTTGCCAACCGCCGTACCACTTCCAGCAGCGCACACGCCCCAAGGGACGCCAAGGAAGCGAGTTACATAACCATCGACCTGACGGACGATGTCCACGACCTGGTCCAGGGTTATTCTGCCAGTGGGGAATATACCCCGTTGTCCGCCATTTCATTCTACAAACGAAACGACATACCGGGGGCGGAGTGCTATGCCATGCGCTATCGCACGACCTACAATGTCACCCCGTCGCTGATGGCATTACCAGACGAAAACCAATAACACTTAAAACACAAGGACATGAGCAATTTGCATGTAAAGGAAATCAACCAAAGCCTTGCCGGGGGATACACCTCGGAGGGCTTTCGGAAAGAAGGGCCAAAGTTGACCTTCATGGCTGTTTTCAGCGGCCTGACAGGACAGACCAAGGCAAGACTTGAACAATCTTTGGACGGGAGAACATACAATGAAATCCCGGACTCGGAAACCACGGTTCCGGCAGGTGATTCGGAACAGATGTGGAACGACTGCGGTATACTTCCTGAAGGAAGCTTTGTCAGAATAGCGGTGAATGCCGTCGCTGGTACATTGGTTGAGATTAAAATGCTATCGTGATGACAAAAGCTATCAATTTAGGAAGTAAATCGGGCGGCAACTTCGACCCGAAAGGTACCTATGAGGAACTCATTGCTGGCGACCTGACATCGCTCAACGATCGTGTGACAGTGGCCGATAAGTTCGTCATCCGCACCACGGCAGGCATTGAGAGTATCGAGAGCGGCAAGGACGCCTTGCTGCTCGAAATCGTGGGCGGCTGCGGCAGCCTCGAAAGCGAGGCTTTCAAGATCAACGAGCTCCGTTGGAACGGCGCGAACCAGCTCGACCCTGAGGCATGGGCCGCCGGAAAGACCAGCGGCTATATCGTCGGAGAGGTGAGCGGCGGCACCATAGGTGCGGGAACCCACAAGCTGTGCATCATCCGCTGCCCGAAATGCGAGGCTGGGGAGTGGGGCACGGCTGAAAAGAACAACGGCTACCTGCTGACCGACCGCAACGGGAACAACCTGAAGGCGGGCGACGGTACCATCGTGGGCGCGTGGTATTGTGCCACGCTCCCCGCTTCAGGCAGTGAAGTGGCCGCCGTGACGGAGCACACCTTCGCGGGCCATACGGAACGCTTCTACCTGCCCGACGAGGGCTATATGATTGTGGAGGTTGCGGCATCGGCGAACTTGGCTGACATTTCGGCACACCTGGCATGGAGCAAGGAGTACGATGTGTTCAAGGAATATGTGGCCCCGGTGGAGCTTGTCTTGGCTGTGTCGGCCCTTACGAGCAAGTTCGACACGGAGACCATCAACGGTAAGACCTGCCTCGTTCTCCGTGGCATTGAGCAGGGCAATGGCGGCAGTTACGACCGTATCGTCATCTACGCCGATGGCGGCGGCATCTACGAGCATAACAATGCACAAAAGCTATTAACGGAGCTCGCATGGGCTGAAACGGAAATCGAAGGCGAAATCGTGGAAGGCGAAGGCATGGCCACAAGTGGCTACCGTTACACGGCTTCGTTGCCGACCTCGGGCACCTACGCGGCCCTTCGCGACGGCCTCATCCGCTCGGACGTGGAAGGCATGACCCTCGACGGACTGACGCTCGTCTACGACAGCGCGGAGCAAATCAGCCCCGCCACCGCCTTCGCGGGCAAATACGTCGACTACCAGATGGCAACGCCCATCACCGGCACACACGACATCGACCCGACAGGCAAACCCGCCGACGACATGGGCACCGAAGAGGTGGTGGGAGGCGACGCGGCCACGGGCACCATCGTGATAAGCTACATGCGCGGCTTCAAGGACACGATGAGGGCCTTGGCCAACGCCTTCAAGGACCTGAAGGAGCAGTTTGAGGAGAGCGAGTACGCCAAGCCGCTCTACTTCGTGGGCGCATGGCTCGACAACGCCCACACCGCCAGCCCCGCCGACCAGAACAACCCCGACGCCTTGGCCGTCATGGGCAACCGGGAGTGGGCCTTGGACTGGCGGCCCGGGCTGGTCGACATGACCGCCGTGGAGGGCGAGACCGTCAAGACCGGCAAGGAACTGCGGAAAAACAACTGGCTGCGCGACGTCTACGGCAACTTCGCGCCTGTGGTGGGCATCACCGAGGCGATGCGCGACGAGTGCATGGCCAACGCGCTCTACACCGACGCGGCCTGCACCGAGCAATACTGCGCCGCCGGAGCCTTCGACCCAGTGGCGTTCCTGAAGCTGTGCTCCATCGAGACGGTGGACGGCGTGAAACGGATGACGCATCCGACGCTTTACAAGGCCGTGGACACCGAGGTGGGCCACTACCTGAAGCCATGGGAGACCACCGAGACTAAATACGGTGTCTTCGTGGGCCGCAAGGATGAAGTGTACCTGCTCGACAACGTCGTTGGCTCCAGCGGCAAGGAATGGAACGGCATTCTGGGCGCAAACGCCAACGTGTGGGACGGGGTGGACGTGAAGACCTTTGCGCTGAAGCCCACGGGCATCTGCCCCTCGCCCCCGACGAGCATCGTCGAGGACGGCTTGAACAAGCTGCGCCCGTTCTTCTTCAACTACCCCGCCGCCGACACCTACTCGAAGGGCAACGCCGGAGCCTCGGGCTGCACGATGTTCCGCGAGAACGGCCACTACCGCACCAACAACATCAGCCAGATTGGTACGATGACCAGGGCACGCAACAACAACCACGACACCACTTCGCCGTTGCCCGTGTCCGAAGGCGGCTACCATGCCAGGAACACGTTTCTCCGTTGCGTGGAGACGGCCTTGGGGACGAAGAACCTTTGCGTTGCATCGAGATTCGGCAGCGGCGTGTCGAGCGTCGACGCCTGCAACAGCGAGGCCACATGGAAAGCCAACGGCGGTATGCGTTACAAAGCCGTTGGCTCGGACGATTGGGCCTATTGTGCATTCTCGGCCAATCCCGCCATCTACTATGGCACGGGCGAAACCAAGAGCACGACCAACGCGAGCAACTGGCTGAGCAGCTACGGCCCTCTGAGCAAGACCCTCGAAGCCCAGATTGCGGTGTCGTTCGCTGTGGAGTTCGGCATTGCGGCAGGCGAGCGTTTCCTTTTCAACGGCCACGAATGGCGTTACGAGAACCCGACCCAGACGGGCACGTTCGCGCCGAAGACCGTGGCCGATGGCGAGATGAATTGCCGTGTGTACAAGATTGTGACAGGCACGTTCACGGGCTATGCCAGTGCAAGCGCGACGGAGACGACCGACTACGAGATAGAGGTTTGCGTCCGCACGGGCCTGATGCTTGGCTGCGACATGAGCGGCGACGGCGGCCCCTATTGGGGCGGTGGCTGCGAGATTGTGGGCCAATGCGAGACCTCGCCTGTATCGGGCAGCTACGGACACGAGCTGAAGGTGTACGTGGAACCCGAACAGGAACAATGGGTGAATGAAAGCAGATACGCCATCAACATCGGTGAGAAGTATGCCTTCGAGGACAAATACACGCTGGCGGGCAGCATCGTCACGGTGGCCAACGGCTATGCCCGTCGCCGACTGCCCCACACGCCGTTGCCGGCAGCTTTGGGTGCGTCCTACCAGAAAGGCGATTGCGGCTACTGCTACGTGCAAAACAACTGGGGCTCGGCAGGCAGGAAGACGCGAGTCGGTGTCCGTTCAGGCTTTGGCGCGTACTTCAGCACCCTGTCGGCGCGGTATCTGAGTGCGAACGTCTCCGCAGGCTACGTGTTCAGCTACTATTGCGGTTCTGCTCAAGTTCGATGGAGACTGCAAACTGTCTAAATTTAAGAGAACATGACAGAGAAACAAGAGAAGACCACGCAAGTTGTGGCAAGCGAGACGAAGGTGTTCACCTTCAACCCATCCAACCAACCCATCAGGGTTGAAACCATAGGCGGCGAGCCTTGGTTTGTCGCAAAGGACGTTTGCGACGCATTATCATTAACAGATGTATCAATGACTATGAGCCGTCTTGATGACGACGAGAAGCTGACCCAAACACTACTTGTATCAGGTCAAGGCCGCCAGATGTGGCTTGGTGCTGCCGACGATCCGCAAGACGGGGCGCTACGAGCTGAGGAAGCCGAAGGAGGGTTGCGCCCAGAAGCGCCGCGCACGCCGTGGCGAGCTGATCAACGCGGAGGTGCTGAACCTGCTGTGGCTGATCGGGGAGAGCCTCGAGCGCGGCGACCAGAAGCAGATTGCGCTGGAGCTGGGCGTGACGGTGAGCGCGGTGAACAACACGCTGAACGGCTACCAGCGCTCGCCCCGCATCCTGAAGGCGCTCTACAGCAAGGCGCTCGAGCGGCGCGAGGAGTTCATGCTCTACAACTGCCCCGCCGTGATGGCCGACCGCCTCTTGAGCGGCGAGCGCACGCGCATCAACAACCCGCTGCCCCCTGTGCACATCGAGGGGAAGCGCGGCCTCTTGGGCAACCAGAACGCCCGCAAGCAGAAGGAAGGAGGTGCGCTATGAAGCTGCAACTGAAAGCCGACGGGTTCAGCATCCTCCCCGCCAAGGGCAAAAAAGTCAGGCTTGAGCTGCTGGTCGGGCAGGAAGACCTGTTCGAGATGCTGGACGAGGCCAGCCCCAAGGTGATTGCCGACTACATGATGCACCGCCTGCGCGACTGCTTCGAGCAGAAGCGTGAGAACTGCGGCGCGAAGTATTACGAAAGATACGGGAAGGAGGACGAGCTATGGTAATGCAACCCGACATGACGGCCCTGACGGAGGTGCTGGCCTGCGAGATAGAGGCCGAACAGCTGGCAAGGATACTGGACGAGGTGGCGTTCGACTACGCCGACAGCCTCATCCGCGACTACGCCGAACTGATACCGGGCGCGGCGCAGGCAGGCAACCTATATTACCTGAAGATGCTGCGCGACGCGATATGGAAGGCGGCGCACCCCGACCCCGCCTAATCCCCCTGACCCCCTTTGCAAAGGGGGAAATGCAAAGCCCCGGCGATTGGGTTCGTCGGGGCTTTGTGTCATTTCAGTTTCTTCAGCAGGTCTTGGGCGGCCCGCTGGAGGTTGCGGCTGATGATGGCATCGCACCGCTTGCGCACCTCTGGGTGGTCGCCCAGGAACTGCCGCTGGTACCAGAAGAATTTCTTCATCCTTGCGGTGACTGTTATCGTGCCGCCGTAGTTGTGGATGGCGGCGTAACGCTCGGAGGTTTCCCAAACGACACTGTCGGTGCTGACACGGCAGCGGATCGATCGGCGAAGCTTGCCGGTCTGCATGAGCAACGAGCCTTTGCCGTTCATCTTGCGAGGCGGCCACGGCTTGTCGAAAAACGCCTTGCGTTGGAAATTGCGGTCGAACTCGTCGGAGAGATCCACGCGGATGTCGTTGAGGATTTTCTTCTTCAGGTCCATTTTTTCAGTAGTTTTGCGGGGTTGTTTAACCTAAATCTTGCAGTTATGATTACACCTTCAATCAAAGACAAAGTGCTGTACAAACTGGTGGAAGGCGACACCATGAAAAAGGAGTTCGACATTCACACCCTGTCGGAAGAGCTCGGGATGGCTCCTGATGTGCTGGATGCGATACTGAAGCATTTCGGGAAGTTAGGGTTGTGCGACGTGCGTCGGTTCCATGGAGGGCTCGTCAAAGTGATGCTCCACGTAGAGGCACATGACATGGCGCTTCACGGCGGGTTCGTTGCCCAGGAGGAGCATCTTCGAAATAGCCTGAAGAAGCTTGAGCTTGAACTGGAGAGCCTTCGGCCTTCCTTTCCCGAACGGGCGGGGATGATTGGCGGCATCATGGCCGACATTGCCACGGCTTTGGGGCTTTTCCTGTAGCTCAAGGCCGGCGGCGATGTCCTCGATGGCGGCCAGCTCGCTGTCGTCCATCGGGTCTTGCGTGTAGGTGGCGATGGGCTTCCCATCGATGTAGAGTGTGCGTGTGACTGATTTCATCATTTTTTTTCGGTTTAATGTTGTGTTATTGAAAAGTTTCGTATTTTTGCGGGTGAAACGGCTAAGGCCTCATGGAGGGTAAAACCTCTTACGGGCTCCATGCCGTTTCCTCGTTTATAGTAGTCGTAGTATATATGCCTTCAATACATCATCAAGTATTTTGGCTTTCATTTCGATTTCAATTCCATTGTAGGTTGTTCTGAATACTGCAAAATCGCAGTTATGATGCTTGCCTGGTTCTGTGGTGTAAGATGATAGCTGAGGCACCCATTGCTCAAACTCCATTGCAACATCAATGGTTTTCTCCAGATTCATATTGGATTGGGCTTTGGTGAAAGACTCTCTGAAGAAATCAATACCAATTCTGACAGTTTTCCCATTTGCAATGCCAATATCTTTCCTGTAAGCCATTTTCCCATTCTCTATCTCGACCAATGGCAGGGTATGTGCAAAGGCTCTGTAACGATCGCTTACAGCTTTTTTCAGTTCAACCGAAGGCTTTTGCGATGCAGTCACCAAGGTAGCCACGATCGCCTTCACCTGTTTCTTCGCCTCAGCCGGTGCCTTGTAGTAAGGGTGCTTCGGGGGGAATACCTTGCCAGCCTTGCCC